TATTGATACTCCGATGTTGAGTAAGCATGCCCGGTCGTGTCGTAAATTGTCATCGCCCTGTTTACTCGGTTGTAATAATTCCAAACAAAACGCATTAGCAGGCTGTCATTGAACTCACTACTTGAGTCTGCATAAATCGTCCCGATATAATTCCAATCGAGCGCACCTGTCAGAACAAATCTTCCGTCCTGATAGAGGATCTCGGTCGCCCGTGTATTCGCATCCGTCCATACCAATTTCTCAAGCTGTGGCGTTCCACCGTTCCAATCCAGAAATATATCGTGTGGTTTACTGGCTGTAAACCCATCATTAGTATCGGATAGCTCATCCAATATTGCAGGTCTCCACTTAGCTCCATCATACAAGGAGTGGAACCGAGCCATACTTCCATGGGGAACCAGATAAAAATTTGTGGCTGCCGTAACATCGGCTGTGGTGACTGGTAACTCAGTGGTGAGGGACAGCCGACTACCCATAGACATCCGAGGCCCAAGGGCCTGAAGCACTGCTCCATCAGACACCCCACTCTCTCCTGCAGCTAATGCCAATTCCTTCACTACCTTGGAAGTATCCCCATAAAGTATGGCGGTAGCTACTTCAGTTCGTAGTTGAGTCGCTCTAGGTTTTGTTGTCATATTATAATTCCTTGTAAGACAGCCATAAAGTATCAGAAGTCAGCGGGGCTGATGTCATCGTGATCTCATTTACGTCCGTCTCCGTATAGTCGGTCAGCGGATCTAGCCGTAGTCCATTATGAACTACAAGCAACTTTCCTGATTCAAATGAAGAAGTTGTTGTGAACACAGCATTTACCCCATTGATGGAGCCTGAAGGAGTATCTTGATACACCCAATCAGCAGACCCTATAACTTGGTACCCTATCCTAAGAACATCATCAATTTCTGGGGCCTCTACTAGTTCAAAAGATCGAGAGCCCTCCGTAAAATCTGAAGTTTCCAACCCCTCTAAAGAAATCCCGTTAAGTATAACTACAAGAGTTCCTGACTTATAAGGCTCTGCTAAGTCAAACGAAGTATTTGTACCATTGATAGCTCCAGTTGGTGCCTCAGCGATGACAGTAACTCCTGTGTCACTTTCAAGATAATCAACAAAAAGCGTATCTCCTGTCAATGGAGCCGATACCATCTCGATTCCTGAAGCCTTGCCCTCGTTGTAATCTACGCCATTCTCAAGCCATACGCCATTTAATTGCACTTGTAATGTACCGGCTTTGATGCTATTTTCGGATGCGTATACAGTATTTGTCCCATTCACAGATCCAGAGGGATCTTCTCCCCATGTAGACAGCCCCAATACATCATTACCAATCACCAGGAAGGATCCTCTGATACGAAGTCCTCCAGAGGAATCGTACTTCAAGTAACCATCACTATCCCCAATAGCTATACCATATAAATCTGTACTATAGTCAAGCATCCCATTTAGATTACCAAGCCTACACACCTCTACCTCAGTGGTCCAAGGGGACCCTGCATGGGTACGTACAGAGTAGTAGGGAGCATTTGTAGCATCAGCGGTCAGTACAAGGTAGCCTTGATCACTAGCACCATAGTCACTCACCCCTGTACCAGTGTAAAAAGTAGCAACAGATCCACTTTCTAGCGTGCATGTGTATCTATAAAAAGTTGTCTGATCAGATACAGTGGAGATCTTAAGCCAGCTGTCCGTACCTCCAACCTTTATTCTTAGAATATCATCTACTGCGAACAGTTGAATGTGTCCCGTTGGGGGATCGCTTATATCCACAGAGAACGTGGTGGGGGAGGCGATCGTAGTCACATCGGCAGCAAGAACTCCAGCGGATTTGAATATCCCAAGAGTACCTGCCACACTGGTTGCTTCTGTGTAAGATAACACAGCAGATCGGATTACCCCACGGATAACAGCGTCTTCAAACTCGGCTCGACCATCAGTGTCAATAGCCCACCCAGCGAGATTCTCGGAATAGCTGTCACTGGACATCCCATCAGCATCAATAATTACAGACCCTGCTCCGGCATATAATTTTCCATTCTCAGCATTCACCCCGAACTGAAGCACATCACTAAGTATCCCGGCCAGGTTCCATGTGTCTGAATTGTAGGACATACCCGGATATTTCATTCGCATACCGGTGAAACCGTTTCCGGGATCCTTCCTGTTTCCAGTACGAAATTCCCCCGACAACACTGTACCCAAAGCAGAGCTTATATCCGATAAGCCCTGGGTAACCACAACTTGATCAGCCCCCAATAAAATCTGGCGGGGGAGATCTTCTACTAGAGCCTCTACTTTTGCGAGGGTATCAAGGATGGCATCTTCTATACTCATATCAATCCTTGGAAGTTTTCTAATTTCTGGTGAATGACTCCGACACGGTCAAACAATCCAGTCATCCAGTTGTTTATAGCAAACTCGCTATAAGCACCACCAGAACCCCAGTTGGCAAGTAGCCCAAAGGTTCTGCGTACCTCATTCTCCAGAGCGTACTCATCGTAGATCAGCTCATCGGTCCATTCAACTACGTCGTACCCCATGGCTCCTAAGATATTTCTCTGCTCCGTGTCTTTCTTCATACGGATGTGTGTTGTGTGTGTAGGACCTTATACTTGTTAGATGAGATGCTGTCAAGGGAACACGAAGTCAGCCACAATACCGCCAAGTTCCATGCGCCCACCTTGCATAGAGGTCTGAAAAGTAAAATCGACCCCATCTTTCATACCCAGCTGAAGGAGCCTCTTATACACAATCCTCTCGGGAAGTGTTCCGGTGAGTCTGTGTTTTGAAATAGCTCGCAACTCTCGAGGGTCATCATCCAACTTGAGCCTACGTAGTCCCCTACGATGTAGTATGAAGTCAGGATCGTCCGGCTTACCGACATTTACTGTATTCCGGGCGGTCACTCTCAGAGATCTCAGAGCTGCTTGAGGGATGACAATACGACTGGATCTTCCAGCCTTCACTCCCTGCCTGGCAGTAGAAATCGATTTATATTTGCGAGCCATTAGGCAACCTCTACCAGATTGACTTGCACCACATGTTCTATATTGGGAACACTACCTATCCGTTCAGCATGCTCTTCAACGGGGCGGGTGTTGATGGCTGTTATATAGGCATCGTGGGTTGTTCCCCATAGATCTACAAACTCAATGGGGGCATAACTTGCCCGGGCGGTTTTGAGGTCATCCATTATCTGTTTAGCTGTTCTTTGCTCTGTCCGGCCCGTACCATATTCTGGATTGGAGGCGGCCACTACGATGAAATTGTACCCATAATAGGTATCTGGTCTCATCATAGCCCGAAGGGTGATACCCTCAAGGATGGGAGATTGGGCAGCACTAGCTGTAACTAGCTTCACCTTGATTTGCATGTAGTGGTACTCAATCGTAGAGAAGGTATCAGCTTGTCCCAGGGGATTATCTAGTTCGGTGATACCATCGGCTGTTATCTTATTGGTTGTTCCATCTGTTCCTCCCCAGGCAACCCAGGCGGCTCCGTCCAAGGCATAGTATACAAGTAAGTATCGGTCAGTATCGATATTAGAAGCTTCAATCAACAATGAGGGCGTGCTTTTTATAATACGCCGATACCCACCTGCCATGCGGGATGTCACAATAGCGTGATCGCCCGTGGTTGGAAAGGCTGCATAGGGGAAAGGACTGAGTGCCTGGAATGGTATATACGATGTAGTGTTTGAAGCTGCTGAGACAACGTGATACCAAAAGTAATTGTTACCCGGATCATAGTGCATAGCGGATACATAGTCTGTGCCATTCGTGCACACATCAGTCAGGTGGAACCACCCTACCCCATCATAACAGAGTAAGGCTTCCTTGAAAGTTGTTTCGTTGGTCCGGGCAGTCATGTAGAGATACCCGCCAACTACTACAATATTATCATACCTTCCATACGTCGTGTAAGGGAAGGAATCACTAATTCTTGGTGGTGTAATGTCAGTAAGGCGAAGGCCATTCCACTGATACACCCGGTCTCTGATCGCAAAGATCAATAAGTTATTGAAGATACCCCAGGACCTGAAATTCCCATCATCTACCTGGTCTTTATAAGACACAACCAGCCTAGCGATCGTCTTATCCTTGTCCATCTTGTAGATACCGTCAGTTCTAAATAGGATAAGATCACCCAGGAAACTTATGGCCCCCAGAACTTGAGTACCACTAGGCCCTACGTACAGTTCGTTGGTGTCATCATCAGGATCTCCATGCAGGGACGAGAGATCTTCATCCTCGGTGTAGTAGACTTCGTTCCCATGGTCCAACCCGGTAGTCATCTGCTTCCCTGCGTAGATCGTACCATCATGGTGGGTCATCCAGTGATAGTCTACAGCATTGGCATTTACTCCAGCCGTAGCCCAGGTGTCCCCATTGTCCTCACTACGATAACACTTCATTCCATCCACTAAGGCTACGATCGAATTCCCAGAGGACCACATACCGTTCACAGCTGTACTGGCTACTGGGGATTTGTCTGCCCATGTGGTTGGTCCGAACCGTCGTACTCCATTGAGACCGTATGAGAACACATAATCTCCATGAACAACAAAACCATTCTTTCTATTGTTGTCCGTATCCGAAGCGGTAGCATCGGTGAACAGCATGACGACACCCTCGTGTCTGGTGTCAACCCTACCCTCTGTACGCATGTATCCTGCCACATCTGTGTGCCAGTTGAATCCAAAACCATGCCTGAAATCGGTGATAACTATGGGCTGATAGAGATTGAGTTCGCTGTGGATAGTACTACCACCAGGAACTGAAGCTCGGGGAGAGAAGTCAATGACATCTCGCATTCCAGCTGACTTCAGCTCTACTCGATAGTATTCCCCGTTGATCTTTATGTGCCCAAATCTATCTGCCATGAATTACCATCCCATCGGGTTACCCTGATTGGACCCGTAAGCAGCACTCACATTCTCGGTTTCTTGCCACACAGTACCGGGAGGTGTCTGTGGTCTGTTCTTTATCATGTACTCATCGGCCAGATCTCTGTACTGACTGGCAGCATCAGTGTGCCGCCTGGAGTCAGCTCTATTGTCACTCAGGAAGCTCTCGTGCAAGTAGGCCATGGCCAGGTAGAACAAGAAATCTTCGGGGGTAACAGTGGTGGCGATGTCTGTAGACATCTCTGAAGGTCTCGCAAGATAATTGAGCCTGAGACGGAATCCGTACCATGGCTCAGCTGTCTCAGAGAAGTACAGTCTGGTGGGGAATTCTGGGGAATCTGTTCGGATCCCCATCAACCTTCTCCAGTCCTGCTCCTGATCAGTCTGATCCCATATACGATATTTGGAGGTTGTATCTGGGTCGGTTGTCCAGTCTTCAGTTATGGTGATCTTGTTATCTGAATCGGATGTGTCAAGAATGGTACGTAATTGACCAGCACCGGTCCCTTTATAGATAGAGATATAGCTGCCGTTGTGATCATCATCATCCCAGTTACCGTCGGAATCGCTCAGCGAGGCTGAGTCACTACCCGTAGCTGTACCTGTAACACTGTTGTGATTCCTCTCAATCCAGGCTTGCTGTAGAGTCCAGATAGCTGTACTCAGATCACTGGTACCGTAATCCAATTTATCTTCTTGGAGGATTACAGACTCATCAGTGATTGCTTCCCAAAAGAACTTGGCTCCTTCTCGCACGGCCTGGTTGATGGCATCGTGTATCTGAGTGGGCGAGAAAAGTTCTAATAGTTCAAATGTGTCCCCAGCAGCAGGTGCCGCTGACAGGGGATATTCTACCCCAACAACAGCCCCACTATCGAAAGCGGTCACCTTTCTCTCATCACCCTCAGCATTACCACTCGAGATATAAGCATACGCCCCTACCCAGAATCCAGAATCCTGTGTGAGAGAAGAGCAAGGGAAATCTGAATCAGTGGGAGTCCCTGTCATGGCTAACTCTCCATCCTGATACCGGCTATAAAATGCCATCTTGAATGCTCTAGCTATTCGTCTTCGTATAACGGCTCTGGTTACTGTAGGTTCGGTCATCTATACCTCTGATATTGCTGCCAAGGCAGCTGACACACTTCCGAATTTCTGATCAATATTTCGGAAATCTTGAGCTACTTGTAACTGGGATCTGGCCCGACTTAGTTTCAATGCCTGGGATCTTTCTTCTCGCTCTGCAGTTGATCTACACATAAGGTCATAGGCTTCTTTGATGATTAGGGGTACCTTATGAACACCGGGGGCAAATACAAACTGCCTACGCCCCACCCCAACTATATCTGACCTTACTCTCTGTTGTGAGGATCCCCCAACACGGACACTTTCTAATGTCCCTGTAAAATTGACATCCACCTGACGGTCATTGGCCAACCGGTCAGCGATTTTTAGATCTTTGAAGGCCTTCTTCCCCATCGCATTTTGCTGGGCTGTAGTGAAGTCATGAACTCCTTGGGCAATGCACTCTTCCTTCTGTCTTGCAGTTAGAGGTGCCTTGGACAAATCGAACACATCATTTATGAATCCTTCATTGTCTCGGTTGAAGGCCGCTTCTGCCTTTGCCATCGGTTCCCTCTCCTGCAGGAACTTATTACGTCGGTGTTCCTGATTGGGGTCATTCAGCATGGCATTGGGTCCCTCAATAAAGGACTGTAGTTGCATGGCCAAGGCGGCGGCATCTTCTGGGCTGGCCTTTTCAAACTTATCCATGAAGTCCCGCACAATTGCATGGTTATCTCCCAGGCTACTGACCGGGGTTCTCATGATCCGGGAACTTCTCTCCCGTGCTTGAATAGACTTCTTACGATTTTGTCTGGATCTCTTGGCCATATATCCTCTCTCCCCAGGAATACTCATCGTATTTCACGACGGTTTTCTGGTTCTCTTGTTTTGCTCCTGTAAGCACATTGAGGATCTGCTCTTTCTGTCGGACTACCTCATCAAGCTCGGCAGTTCTGGCAGCTATCTGAGCAATCAATTCTTTCTTTGTCATGGTCTCGGTTTTAGCTGTTAGGGCTTTTAGCTCTTGATACCCACCTTCAGCATGCACCCCAGCGTGGGTGGCTTCTCTCTCCTGCACCAAGAGCTGGTCCCACCGGTCTCCCAGGTTCTGCCGGAATCCAGTAAGAACTTCTTGGTATCCGTAGATAGGAGCTTTGAGTAAGGAACACGCCTTTGGCATGAAGATATCGACACCCTTAGCGAGCAGCCATCCCAGATCAAATTCCCCACCGGGCTTCTGGTAGGCGTATTCTGTAGTGCTGGCCATCTCGATTCCGTACAATTCGATTCTCTTGAACCCTTCGAGGTAGGCAAACATCATCATCATGGCAACGGTGCTAGTAAGATAAGGCACCCCTAAAAGCTGAATGATCTCCTCTAAAGGAAATCGGGTGGATCCTGGAATATCCGGAAACACTTCCTGCATGTAAATCGGATAGTCTCTTTCGGATCTCAGCCAGTCGAAATGTGCTTCGTGATTTGAATTGTCAAGACGAGCAAAATTCCACCTGGGATGCAGTTGGAACCAGCGATCCCATCGTTTCATGAAGGGAGCATTGTAGCCTTCGTTGATTCCCCAGATCTCTGTGTCCTTGTTTTCCCAGGGGGCAAGGTTACGAGTTGATCGAGCGAACCCGACCAGAGCAACCGTCTTTTCGCTAACTTTTTTCTCAGTCATGTATTATCTCTCCACAAGATTGAATATATAGAGGGACCCGAAGGTCCCTCTTTGTAAGTCTTACTTTCGACCCAACGAATAGGACACCCAAATCTCGTACTCGCCATCTGTCAAGGCTGCTGTGGTAACTGCAGCTGAAATCTCGGCATTGGCTTCAAGTACTTCGTGAACGTCTCCCTGGATCGTGCCAGAGGTATCCGGCTTGATGACTGTATCGGTGAGCCATCCCGTTCCGGATGTAGGTCCAACTGTTATGGCAGGAGCACCTGTGGATGACTCCACTGTTTTCTTTTCGATCATGACATCTCGGATCAGCACGGGTTCAGCCACGCTTGCCTTGACAGAGAACAGAGGATGTACACCGGTTGTGGTGAACTGGACTTTATCGGGGTCGTCGGAGTCGGTAGTTGCACCGAGGCGGAACCGGGGGCCCAGCCAGGCTCCTGCGACCCCTATATAGCCCAGAGGTGGAATTCGGAAATCTGATGTAGCCATTGGTTATCTCTCCTTACCCTGAAACCGTTGCATGCTCGTGGCGAATGCCGAAAGCACTGTTGAGAATGGTTTCCTGATGTGTAGCCTTCCAACCAATGGTACCTCTCTGGTTCAACGGATCGAGGCCGGTTTCACCCAGGCCCTTTACGATGATCTCCAGAGGCTTGACACCAGTGCCTGTCAGGTTGTCATATTCACCGCTACCGAAACCTGCGTCGTAGTCAATAGTCAGACCATCAAATCCGGCGAGGCCGTAAGCGTCTTTGCCCAAGAAAAAGGCACAATACACGTTGGCTGAAGAGGCACCTGCTTCTGAGAAGACTTTACCATTGCTGGTAACATAGACATCACAGTTGAGGATGGACCCGATCATACCATTGCGGATGTTTTCCCCACCCTCACGAGTGAGCATCGCAACGAACGTGGTGTCCTGCATGAGTGTGGCAAAGGAGTATGGGTGCAGCAGGAGGATGTAACGACCGTTTTCAAACGGAAGAGTGTTGTTCGTCATCAGTGTGGCCAGATTGTCCAGAACTTCCTGGTAGTCAATCAAGTCATTTGTGGTGTCAACACCATCTCGAGAGGTTGCTGTACCTGCATAATCCTGGGTGAGGCCAGCTGCGAGTCCGTCACGCACCAAAGTGTCGATGGACAGGCCAGCCTGTTCGCCCAGAAGGGCAGAGGTCTCTGAGACCACGGGATCAAAGGTAGTCATTTCCAGTTTGTCAGAGTATCCAACCCAGGAACCGTACCAATCCGGTGTGATTGTAACTACCGTGATCGACGGTTGGTCCTGTTCTTGAGGGGTAATACCCTCAGTCAGTGTGGTTGAAACAAGAGGCATGCTCTCGTATCTACGCAGCTCGTAGCTGCCATATTCTTTCCATTTTGCCAGGGTACCCCACCGAGAGTGAACAAGACGAGGGAATGCTCGAGTGAGCAGCCGACGTTCGTACATTGTCTTGATGGCATCTGACATTGACGTTGTGTGAATTGAAGTCATTGTTTATCTCCAGTTACTAAATTAGGTTAGGCCAGCAGATCGTAAATAGTTCACAGGATTGATGCGCCCATTCTCTAGCAGGTTGAATAACTGATCCATGCTAAGGTTTGGGTTTCCTGTCTCAGCTTGTAGGGCACTGAGCATCCCACTCAGAGAGGCCTGAGGCATAGGAGCACCTCCACCATTTGAAGTTACAACCTGAGGAGCCTGAGGAGCTTGCTGTACCTGGGGGGCCAACGGAACTTGAGGCACCTGAACTGGTACTGGCTGAACTGGCTGAACTGGTTGCTGCGGAACTTGCTGCATTTGTGGAACCGGAGCTTGCTGGAACGCAGGAGCAGGTCTTTGAGGCTGCTGGAGATTTTTCATCTCCTGAGACACCCATGACCATCCACTTTCTAACAAACTCTCCATTGAGGAAGTATCTAACAACTCGGCAGGAACTCCAAAATCATTCTTGAAATAGTTTGCATAGCTGGACATTTGCTTAGTAGCTGCCAACTCTTGGCGATACCTCTCAGCTTCCTGTCTGTACTTTTCGGCATCTTGCTTGGCCGCTGTGGCCTCGTAGACACCTCGATCCTCATCACTCATCCCACGGGTTTCCATCTCCCGCATCCGGGTGTTCATCTGAGCAATTTCAAGCTGATGCGCTCTATCTGCGTCGGCTTGGTTGCGCTGAAGAGATGATTTCATTCGATTGAGATCACGCTCTCGCCTCTCTAGCTGCGCTTGCAGCTGTTGAACTTCCGGGGATACTACTGGTGGTTGTGCTGATGCTATTCCTGCGTCACCGGTCTGATCAGGATTGGTCGTCCCTTCTGAAGGAACACCAAAAAGGCTGGGCATCTCTGGCTTGGCAGAAATCCCACCTGTAACTGGATCCAAATTGGTAAAATTAGGTAAAGTCATCTTTCTTACTCCTATTGTATTATATAGCTATACGCATAAAAAGTCAACTGATTCTCGAGGTTTACTCCTCGGGAGCCGTCGATCGTCCCAAAATATCTTTTATATCTGATTCGTATTTGGGGTAGTACTCAATAAGTTTCTTGAGGTATTCGATTGCACCATCACTCAGTGGAGTTCCGTCCTCATCTAATAGGGATATCTCAGACATAAGTTTACTGCCCATTAGATCCTTCAGTTCGGGTCCTATGTTTCTGAGTATGTACCCAGCAGACCCACCTCTACCGAGATTACCGGCAGCCAATCTCATTGCATCTGTCGATGCCCTATACCCCAAGGGGGCTGATACCTTCTCTGTCCATGTCTTTCCGGAGCTTCCCGCTCCATAACCTGATGAATAACCTCCTCTACTGTAACTAGATCCAGAACCACCCCCGTAACCACCCCCGTAACCACCCCCGCCACTACTTCCCAGTGCCTTCAGGAACTTCTTCAGATCGCTCCTGCTTGCATCATTCTCATCATCCTCTCCAGCTGCTTCATTCATAGTCAACCACTCGGGGTTGTAGTAAATCATCCACAAGTAGTTTGCTTCGGAGTAGGCATCTCTTAAATTGTAATAACCATCGATTGCCGGGTAGTTCTCCCGCATTGTTTTCTTGGTTTGGTAATCGGCATCCCAATAGGGGACAAGGAATCCCTCTTTCCACCCCTCACCGAGGATCTCGTTCTGCAGGTCCTTGTACTTGGAGTTCAACTTCTGGGCGGTGGACCACTGTACGAGTGTTTCCCTGTTAGGTTCAACCAAGTTCAACTCTTCTGCTGCCTGTTTCATGAGATCATAGAAGTGCCTACCAGTAACAGGATCCCAAACAGCGATGTCGTTGAATTCGTACCAGCTAGTTAGTAAGTCACTTGCGTAGGGCTCGATCTCGTTCAGTTTATCTATCAAGTCTGTCTTCAGAGGACCTACCCACCCAATAACATTCCAGATCTCCTCATTCAGGATCTCTGTGTCAGCGGTGGGTGTCATTCTCTCATTCAGAGATTGCACCTGAGCACCCTCTAAGACACGGCGAATTTCTATCTCGCTGAACTGAGTACCATACTCATTCATGACCCAGGTGACCAGAGCATCGTCTGTTGGAAGCTGCATTTCTCTCATGTCCTGCTCTACAATCTCCCGATCGTATCCAGTATAGTCTGTGAGTTTTTCCATTGCTGGACCGTACACTATCTCATTCCAGGCGTTATCTAAGGCACCGAAGGCATCGTCCCTGCCCTTCTTCCAAAGGTCGTATTCCTCTGCCGAGGTGGAATCGGCCAACCCCATCAGAAGGTTCACAGGAATCAAATCTCGATCACCGGGAATCTCAATACCGTTGGCAAGGGCCAGCTCCTCTAGGTCTTTCATTTCCTTCTTGGACAGAGATGGTTCTCCTTCGTCTACTTGGGACTCGGGCATAAGGCTCACCAGCTCAGTCACCATGGAGTCAAATAAGGACAGCTTCATTGAAGGGATGTTCTCCCTCCATAGAGCGATCCGTTCTTGGTACTGATCCCAACTCTCTTCACCAGATCCCATTCTTGGTTTGGTCTCATCTATAAGCTTGAACCACAGATTTCGATAGTGCTCATAAATCATCTCATCGGGCTTGTATCCTACTGCCCAATCACGCTTGACATTCTGATACACATCTCGAGATTCAATCTCATTTCGCTGCTGGAAGTAATCTTCCCAAATAGCAGCATACACACTGGAATCAGCACCGATCATATCCCGTCCATCCAGGGCGACTTGAAGTTCATCATTCAGTACAGCGACCGTTTCATAGTAGTTCGTCATTACTTCGTCTTCTTCAATAGCCTTCACAAAGTGCTCACGACGCTGCTCTTTTGTGAGTGGATCCCCGTCTGGGGATTCAATCCACCCGGAATCCTGGAATGCGCTGTAGGTAAACCCGGCGGCATCTCCATATCGCTGGTCTACGTACTGATCATACCAGGCAGTCGCACTCATATCGGGATCTATCAGAGCGGATCCTACTTCGTTGTTGATCGCTGCCTTGACCGTGTTGATCTCGTCTCTCCACTGGAACAAGATAGACTGACCATCTGTGTAGGCCTTACCATATGACCCGGTCATGTACCCCTGCCAGTTTTTCTTCAGCTCCGCTTTCTGAGCGTTGCGTAAGATCTCATCGTAGTAAGAATTACCTTCTCGTTCCTTCAGGGCAGTCATGGCCAAACCAACAAGAACCTTCTGCTTAGCGGTGTTTGGCTCGTTCTGAATCTTGATCAGTGTGTCCCCAAGAAGCTCCCGCTCTACCAGGTAGTCGTACCAGGAAACTTCAGGATCTACGAACCGCTCAATCTTATCACCGAAGGCAAATTTCTTTGTCATGTTTATGGCCGATTCTCTCCACCACTTGGGTAGAAGTCCCATCTGTGGGATTGTTTGACCGATCTGGAAATCCTGAGGAAGTGCACCCACACCTCTGAACATGGCATAGATCCAGGGGGCAGGCGTAAGACCTGCAGCAACTCCGAAGTCAAGAGCATAGGTCATTACACGTGGGAAGATTGGCAGATCCTCTTTGTTGTCGTACATGCTTCGCCCATTCGGGATCACATACTGGAAGGAGAAAGCAGCGGTCGGGTTATACCACATATCAGTCCCGGCTACTGGCATGTACCCAGAGAGCGAGGGTAGTGGTCTACCATCTGAAGTAGTTGCTCCATGTTGGATAGCTGTACGGTTCGATGCCCTGACGTACTTATTATAAAAGGTCAGTATCTGAGGATGCTCTGCCAGCGTATCAATCCACACAGGGATGGACCTGGTTGGGAACATCCAGAATGGGATGAACTGCTTTGCAAGCTCATCAAACATACTGTACTCATCGTAATCGATCATCACCCGATTTGTCTCGGGGAGGGCCCCAAGTTTGTTTGCGGGTATACCCCGGTCGGTTAGTACCTGGGCGTATTTCTGATTCTTCTCTTGGAGGGTGATCACCAAGTTCTTCTCTTCATCGGAGAGGTCCACCCAAATTAGTGGCTTCAGTGAGGTCTCATGATCAAGAATCTCGGTGACCTTCCGATCCACCAGGTACTTCACATCCTGTTTTGCTCTCCCCTCGACATCGAAGACATTCGTCCACTCCTCTCTAACCGCATCTGAGATCTCATCTAACTCTTCCTTGGAGTATTTCCTTCGGATCTGTTTCTGGGTCATGTCGTCATTCAGATTGATACCCAGGTTCCTAAAGTATCGATGAACATCTTCGTCGATACCGTACATCGAGATATCAGATACCATATCAAGTTCGTCTGCTACCCGCTTGGCTGTAGCCTTGAAGGGAACATACTCTGCTTCCATGTACACCCTCAGGGCGGGAAGAACACCGACCTCATCCAGGTTGTCTACAAGAGCAGTCTTCCACCCATCCAAGAACTTACCAAGCTGCTCCTGCTGAGCGACTGAATTCACGGTGGCAAAGAACCAGGTCTTCCAGGCATCGTCGTTTTTCATGATGGAGGGCCTGAGAGGAATGATGTCCTCTACCATTGCTAATGTGGGGTGTACGTATGTATTCAGCTGCTCGGAGAACCGATGTGTGATATTCCGGAAGTTCTCGACTTCCCACACCAGAGACCGAATAGCCTGTTTCTGTGAGGATGCTCCATTAGGAGTGTCCTTCTCCAGACGAGTGAGGATCCCTTTCAAGTAATTGACAAACCCTTCCGGAGTCTGCGTTACTTCTTCACCCCAGATAGATGCAAGATTTGCCTCGGGATACCATTCGGTTTTCTTGAAGGTACTCCAAGCGGCTGTTGAATTCCTGCGTCTCTTCCATCTCCTGGCTGAATCAATCTCCTCCAGAGCATCGTACCCCATTGCCTTTGCCCATACCCCGTTGGCTGCATCGACTTCCTGCTGGGTACCACCGGCCAGCTTTACATAGAAAGGATGTGGGGGTTGTATGAGGTTACCGTCAAGATCAAACACACCCACCCGGAGGTTCTTATCAATGGTTCTCATCACCATAGTCCAATCCTCTTTGGTAACCTTACTTGGATTAGACAATATTCTCTCCACATGACCACGAAGAAGTGTGCTATCTGAGATAGTACCGGCATCGGTTCTATGCACTAGATTGAGTCTCTCCAACTCCTGTTGGATCATTTCCTTCGTGTTAGCATCCCACCCGGACACAGTCTCGATAGGACCCTTCGCACTCTGGGTGACCGTCTTACGTGCCTTCTTCTTTGTTGTGGATTTGTTGACTGACTTTGTGGCTGTAGTAATCGCATCCTTCAACGTCTTGGGGGCCTCAGAGATTTCTTTCCACTCACGAACCCCACCATCCTTAGCTGGTGTCTTCAACCGGAACTTCAGCATATCGGGAGAAACTTCCCACCTAAGGTTCTGATCAATCACACCCATCCGGATCTGGAAATCTTCTGGATGGATATCCAAACTCATCCAAGTATCAAACACCTCGGTGAGTTTGGTGGTCTCCCCATTGGGTAAAACCACTACCCGGTTGATATCAATACCGTTCAAAGGAGTGTCAATCAAATCCTGATAAACTTGGACAAACCACACTCGGATCTTCTCAAACACTGCAGAGACACCTTCGCCAAAACCCTGGTTTCCTTCGTGCAAATACTTCTCAAAACCCCTGGCAAACTGCTCTTCTGCCTTGACAGTCCAGCTACCGCTCTCATCCAGCATATCTATGCCATCTTTACGAAGCCAAGATTCAACTATAGAAAGCTCCCGCTTAGATACATCATCATTAAGTTCCAAGATCATTTTACGATAGACATGAGACAACTCGTGGGTAAGGGTTGTGAGATCGGCATCTTTGAATAAATTCACAACAGCCTTGCCCTGCTCTTCCCAATACATCATACCTCTAACGATCTGATCAGGGGTAAGCCCATGCTGCTTGAATACAATATCTGGGACCTTTCCCATAAACCGAACCTGGTCTTCATCAAAGAAGATCTGGGACTTGTGCCTCGCTATATCCCACGTGTTGTCCGATAATTTCTGATACCCCGTACGATCTGGAACAACCACGCTGTCATAAGGAGTCTCATCTCGGATGTACTCGACCAACTGTCTCTTCACATTATAAGTCATCGGCTCACCAGAAGCTATGTCAGATACAACAGCTTCATGCATCTTTCCTGTATCCATCAGCTCCCGTACAAACGCCAACCTCTGCTTCCTGTCTGTCAGGTCAAGAGGATTCACAGTTTTGACATACGTCTGGTACACGGCACCAGGATCGACGGACCCACGAGGTCCACCTGGATGGGCATACATAGTAGCTATGTCCATCTCCTCGGCAGCAAAGATCCCAGGAATGCTGTAGCCATCCCCCGGCAATCGAGGAGATGTTATACTGTGGTTGGGACTTCCATGATAATACATTTGGGGATTCCCATTCGGGTGCACGGCGACATTCTCTCCCTCAATATCATTCCACCACTTCTGGGTCTCAGGATCCAGTTTCTCCAGCGGGACAGAAGACCCTTCGGCTTGCATCAGAATGTTTCGAGATCTCGGATCCCATGTACCCTCATTGAATATGGACTTTATTTGTGTAGGATCGAACACCATGTAATGATCAGTACCTGGATTCACCCCGGGCATAGATGGAAATGCCTCAAAGGCATCCATGATAATTCCATCATACCCCAATTCCTGAGCAAGATCTTTCATGTACTGACCCTGTGCGATCTCACCCATCGGGGTCACAGCTGACATGATATAACCACTCGTCCGTATGTCAAGAAACAAGTCAGTAAGATCATAGACATCCCCAGAATATAACTGTAGATCTTCAAAAGTTTTCAGTGGGTCTATATCCTCGAGCCCATAAGCAGCCCGCACCATAGCTGTGTATAAATCAATCTCAGTACCGTCTGAACGGGTAAACACATAACGAGCCTCCAACCCCTCCTCAGATCCGATGTATCTATAATCTGGGTTCTCAGCTAAGCTGGTAAGTACGTCATCCGAAGTCATGTCGAAATCTTTGAACTCATCTGGGAAGAGTTTGGAATAATCTTCAATAGCGTCCTTCAGCTCGTCAATCTCGTAGATCTCCTTATAGCTAACTGCGTTGTTGGCTCCCCTACGAAGGTCCAGGGGGTTTTGTAACGATACGTACACTGGCATAATAAGGCCATCATGCTCCCACCCTAATTGCTCCTTGGCTAGTTGCTCAAACACCGACTCAAGTTTGTCGTCTATATCCCCAGAGTCGATCAGTGCTTCCACTTCATCCTCGGATATTCGTAATGTTCTGGAAACAGTCTCTATCTCCATTGAAGGGTCGAAGTCGTATGAAAACCGATCTATCATACTGTCAAATTTAGACAAAGAATCCGGGCCATCTAACCGGGCATAGGTCGAAACATCCTCCACAGCATTTGAAAAATACAAAGCATCTCCCCAGTATCCTTCTGGACTGCCCGGGATGAAATTCGTAAAGTCACTGAACGTGCCATGGTATAGCAGGAGAGGATCTCCAAATGAATCTACTGCCTTACTCCCGTCAAACCAGACATCAAACAGTTTCTTTCCCCTTATCTGTGCCTGAGTCAATGCCCCCTTCATAAGATCCGGGTCAGGAGAATTTATCTGTAGCAACTTACTAAAGATCTTCTGATAGGCTGCCTCGGAAGTCATCCCTGTACGAGTGGCATAAGTAGATGCAAACCGATCAGCAATTGCCATCTGAGCAACCACATCCTCGTTGCTCAGGGAGATTCCCTGAAGTTTCAAATCAGAAACAAACTGCTGGAATTGATTTCGGGTAACATTACTGACCCTCTGAACCTCCTCCTCAATCTTGGCTGCAGTCTCGAGAACACGCTCCTCCTGTACCTGGGCCACTGTTTTGCCGGCATTTCTTACCCTGGCTGGAACTGGGTCGCTGGCTTTTACAAGCGACTTCATACTGTCCAACTCTTTGGCCAGGCTGGCTTCACTAAAGGGGATATCGTTGAATATCCGGGCGGCATCTATGGGATCCATGTAATCACTCATACCTTTACCCAATATAAGTTCCTGGAATTTCTTCACCGCCTGTGGATTACTTGTTCCTGCCTGGAACCCGGCTATGTTATAGACATCCCTGTCAAACACAACTCCCTTTAGAGATCCCTTGGAAGTAAACTCTACATCGATACCAACCTGCTTCAGTGTATCAGCCAAAGACATATACAAATTACTAGCATCTAAGGACCGTCCACCTTCCACAGCCCCCAGAATGTAGGTGCGATTTTCGGTAGCCAAATCTGTCAGCACTCGATATATCTTCTCGCCAACTTCGTTGGCCACATCCCACATATCCTGACGGGGTGTGCCAAGAAAACGCAAAGGTCCCGGGTATACATGAAGAATGTACTTACGCAGATTTGCATTCATCTGAGACACATTCGCCTGTACCAAATTCAAGGTGAAGAGCTCAGTCTGATTCAAATTAGGAACATCCGTCGGATCCATATCCATCCCAAACACAATCCGATTGAACTGGGTCTGCGCTTGGAGGTGGGTATCCTTCAACCTGTAAATAGGATCTCCAATCACGTCATCCGCAGCGGATGACTGGAACAACACCTTGGGCCCACCCAGATTATCACCGATCCGGAAAGGATCGATATTATCCAAGAGGTCATCGATGTCTTTTACTATACCCTCCAGACCAATATCTGAAGATATCTTGTTTGCATCGATAGCTACCTCGGGGAACATCTTTTCAATAAGATTCCTAACTTTGGGATCCACTGCTACCAGACTAAACCAAGCTCGGGCACTTTCCGGATTCTTTCCCATAAACGTACTGGCATCAAACAAAAACTCCAGAAAGTCTGACCTGTAATCTAGTCCAGGCATTAGAGTTCTTAGTGGATTCCCTGCAAATATGTCCAGGCCACCCAACACCGAACCAACTAAAAATTCCCTCGTCTCACTAGGGCTGAGTTCCCCTGCTGGAAATCGGAAGTTGGTTACCTGGTTACCGAGCTGCAAAGAAAGATCTCGTCCATCCCCCATGGGGAGTATGTCTACCTTGAACACTCCAGCAGCAAGCTCAATAAACGCTTCCTCTACCTCATACGTAGTTCCCTCCAAGTAGCGGGTTCTAACTACGGTCCCAGTAAGATCTTCGGGAGGATACTGCTCCCATTCCAGTCTCCGCTTCTCTATCAGACCAGCTTCATCTACAGGTTCATCTATAGCATCTGCCATCTCCTGAAGAGCCCGATCTTCTTCGTCTACGAAATCAGACCCTAATGCCTTCCTCAGATTGTCGATGTTACGGGAAACTGATTCGGGATCGCTGGGGGCATTCTTCAGACCAGCCAGTGACTCAGAAGTGAACTCAGCCTCCCTCCCAATCATCTCCTTCATTTCCTTGAAGAACAGTTCAATATCTTCCTCAGTAAAGTATTTACCTACCTTCTCGAAATCATTGATCCACTTTGTAAGATTAGTACCTATGTTCTGGATCAAAGCATCCCGCTCACCGGGAGAGAAACTACTAAGTGCTCGGAGCAGATCTTCTGGTATCAAACCCACCACCAAATAATCAGGAGTGAGTTTACCTATGGACCGTACTCCACCTACCTGCTTCAGTAGATCGCCCCCAGAATACTTGTTCATCTGTATCATGGAGATCAGAAGTCTCTGCATCTCATCACTCATGTTCGGATCTGAAGCGATCGTTTGTACAATATGCTTCTTCATTGGATCATACAAGGTAGCAAAGCTATTCCTGAACTTCTGCTCGTACAACTTTACACGGAATACATAGTCGCTCACCCGGGAGTAATCTGAGATTGTCTGGATCCCAGACACATTCAGGACCACATCTTTCAATTTCTTGAACATACTGTAATCATCTGCAGTACCCAGAGCAGCGTTTTTCCACGTGGCAATCATGTGTTTATTTCGATTAAAGTAAAGCGCAAGAGGATTCACCCGATGCTTCTCTTGAAGAATCCAAGCCCCCAAAAAATCATTGGCCAAATCACCTTCCACCTGGGAAGAAAACAAAGAACTCATCCCAATACCACTTGGAATAGGAACACCCTTTGCAATCATATGATCGTATGATTGGAAAAGCCCTTTGAGGGAGCCACCATGCACCAGGTATCGAAAGGCATTATCCATCGTGTCACGAACAACCCAAGCGGGGCGTGCTCGCAACACAGCAAATGAGAAAGCATTCCTTCCCAAATCCCCAACCTTCGCCAAGAACGATAAGGTTGGCTTGACCGCTCTACCGGATTTTCCTACAATACCTTCGGCAGTTTCCCACTTTTCCAGAGCACTGCCCATCTTAGTATCAGTCAGCATGTGCATCCAGAAGGTCTGCTCCAAGGGGACCGTACCCTCTTTAGTGAAATGCTGAATGTAGGAAGACCTGGCCTGTCTTGTCACCTCGGCCATGAGATTCCTGGGGTTGGAAGCAAGGAGCTCTGCACTCTCCCTAGCCACCCTCTCGTCGATCCCCTTAGCCACATCCAGATCCATCCACTTAGAAATGGAATCCACCCTAGCATTCTTCAATACGTTTGACCACTCTGATGGGTCCATCGTTCCAATAACACTATTACGATACTTGTAAAATCCCTCTATGTCCAGGAAGTCTAAGGTTCGCCCACCTGCAGCAAGACCACCCTCCAACAACTCCTTGAACTGTACCTCTGTAACCCCAGAGGTAGAATCCTCAATAACCTTAACTATAGTATCAAGGATATCGATAAGCTCATTGGTATCCTTGATGCCATTCTTGGCTGCTACCCCACTAAGAAGATCCACAAAAGATCTTGAATACTTGGAAGCGGCACTTCTGACAGCCGGAGTTTTCGCCCATCTGGCCATGTCTCCGATCCATCCTGAGTTCTTCATCGCCCCCTTCATACCGGCAGTGAACACTGACTTCACCGGTCTGGATAGTATCTCCAGAGGAACTTCAACAGCCTTACCAATGGGGATGAAGTTCGTTACATCGAATGCAATCTCTCCCAGCATCTCTACCCCAGTGTCCACCCACCGATCCTTCAGGAACAAAGCTTCTGGTTTATTCAATGGTCGCCCAAGGCTCATCTCCAGCTCAGCTGCAGCCTCCAGATACCCCGCCTTCAAGTTTGGATTCTCAGACCAGGTGTAGGCATAATGTACGTCATTCCACACAGCAGATTCCATATCAATCTGAATAGCTTTCTTCACCAAACTAACAGCATCCTGGTACTGAGCAGTATCCCCAGACAAAACAATCTCCTTTGCCTGATCACGATACTCTGATGCAATTACTTGGGCCATCCCGGGATCCCCAGGATCATCCTCAACCCAGCTAAGCCATTCTGCATACTCCTCTTCATACTTAGCCATATCGTCATAGTACTTCTCAGAAGATCCTGCTCCCATCGTACCAAAAGTAAAGATACTAGGGGGAAGAGGCATGTCAGGAATCGTCCTCTCCTCCACTTCATCATTCCCCATGAAGATGTCACCCATCCGCTTGAAGTCTTGCTTTACAAGCTGCCACTGCTTGACATTGGCATCCACAATAATAACATTCGCTTCAATATAGGCTTCCCCATTCTCACTAGCCAGGAGAGTTTCATACTCATTCTTAGTCATACGTCGGCCCCACTCCTTGTTGTACAAGGACTCTGCTGGGAACGCCCCCCGTATAAGTTCTTTCCCTCCACCAATCAGTGGCCCACCATAGGCCCAAGCAATGGCTGAGGTAACTCCCCTGCCAATACTCAAAGCCTGTTCTTCATCTGACTCTGGGATAATCCCCTTGCCTACCAGGAAATCTACCGCCATCTCGCCCTGAACAACCCGGTTTACCTCACGACCAAACCCAGAGAAACTTCTTCCAATTGCCGTAATGCCGGTCACAGAGAAATCCCGTACCGACCTAAGGACTTCATTATTCCCCATGGCCCCCATGAAACCCTTTATCGGATTATCAATAAGCCCAAGTCCCATATCTCCATACATAACACTGGACCAACGATTATAGGGATCTTCCGCTGTATACCCTGTAGGGGTCCTTATGATTTCAGTTCTCTTTGGCTGTGCATACGAATAGGCAACCTCTTCACCATCCAGAAAAATGAAGGACCCACCCTCGGTAGATCCACCCAAGGAAGTAAGAATATCTTGACCTTTCATGAGAGCCCTGTTAGGCCGTCGTGCCAACGTCCCCGTATCCTCCAGGGTAAAATTGCCCTTAGCATCCAAATACACAGGGACAGAAATATCTGTCCGAATATTGGTTGCTGTCTTGGTCATAGGATCCCAGAACAATTCCTTCTTACGAAAGTCCTGCTTAGGCCATAAACCTGTACCAGACGTAATGGGCTCTTCTCCCTGACTATCCGGATAGGTCACCCCATATCCATGCCCTATAGTGTTCCGGGGTCCTGGATCCATCTTATCAGACACAAACTGAACCGCCCGCAACCCAGAATCCCCCTGAGATTTCCTGTCATCCCCAGGAGCTCTCAATATAAACTCAGGCTGCCCACCGTAGTGTACAGCGGAGTAGGAGTTGGCGAACAGCTGCTCATCTCGTACCTGGTTGACATACTTATTGGTTGCACGATCATAGTACAAAGGATCTCCCTCTGCAAATTCTACAGAGGCATCCAAAGAGGGGCCGGAATCCCAAATCCTGTATGGCGTGTTGTTCACCCAACTTACATTTTCCCCTAAGTACAGACCACGAACAGCAGTCTCTTCCAATGTCATCTGCCTGTTTTCTACATCCCAATACAACGGAAACTCAGTTACTGCACTGGTTACCGTATCAGTCTCGCCATTGTAGTACAGCTCATCCCCGTAGTCTATCTTGGGAGAGATTCCCCAATCACTTCCACCCCCACCACCAGCCGCGGCACCGCCCCCCATGAGTGGAATATCCACACTGGGAGTCTTCAGAACTTCCTCAACCTTAATCGGGTCCATGAACTCGCTAACCCCAAGTGGATCATCTGAAGGATCCAGAGGTTCCCCTAGAATAGTCGTCTTCCCCGGAGGTGTACGACTAAGAAGGTTTGTGGCTTGCCACCTGTCAAAACTAGACTCATCCCACATATCGACCATGCCCCTCTTAGGGCCGGTCATAGACATTCCCATGCTCTCCCAAATAGGATTAGCTGCTTTGGTGCCCTTCGGAGGGATCCACCGCAGTTTCGGCATCTTCAATATCATGGGCCTATAAGGATCCCTGGCCCCCTGCTGGCTGCGGAGTTCGTACTTACGGCGTGGCAATTCTTCTGTCATTAGAATAAGGTCCTTTCTGGCTTACCGCCAAAATGGTACTGCCCACTATCATCTTGATATACAGGCATGAGCTGCCCTCCAGAATAAAATGGCTGAGCGAGCATACGCCCCATCGGACCGTAAGGAGACAACTCTCCCCCAGAGGCTCCTGCCATAAGAGGATCGAACGCCCCTAGCTGGGCCACCTGCTGCGCCCGGGTCTGGTACTCTCCCTCTTTTGCTCCAAAGGATTCACCTGCAGACAGGAGATTCCGGAGAAATCTATACCCTGCCCCCATGTCATTATCGTCCATGCCCATCACATTAGACAGACTGGACAACGCCCTGAGAGCTCCACCCGATCTTGCCTTACTAAAGAAATACTGCAGATCCTCTGTGGTTGGCGGTCCTGGTGCTTCATACCCAATCACCTCAGGAGCAAGATGTCCAAAAGTTACGGGGTTCAACTGATACAAGGCCCCTGCTACTGCCAACTGATCTTCTGGCGACAGGAAGGGAATCAGCATATTCATGTAGGACAAGTACTCAGACTCATCAGTCAACGCAGAAGGCTTCAAAGCGGTCCACCAAGGGGGACTCTCGTCTACCCCGGAATCAAATTCTTCCCACTCAATGTCGGCTTCTGTGGGCTCTACCGGTGGCTCTGGATAACCGTAACTGTACCCACCACCACTGCCATAATCACCACTGCCATAATCACCATACCCGCCTCCACCACCACTATAGGCAGCGTCTGCCGGTTCCTGTACCAGGTAGTCATAGAACCAGGAGAGTACACTTTCCATATCCCCCAGATCGGGCCCCTCGCTTGGAACTATGTCGGTTCTCACATCGTTGTCCTGATACCAACGCATCATGACGTATGCTTCGATGTCCCGCATATCAGTCCGTCCGGTCCCATCCAAAAGAAGAGTGGTATCCACTCCGGCTTCCAACTCATTCGCAGTCTGGACAACAAAGTTATCCTTACCTATAATCCACAAGCTTTCTCCATAACTATATACATCACTTGTAGGATTTCCCAACTCCTCCCACCCCATAACAAGCTCGGTATTCAGTTCGTAGGGACTCGTCTCGAGATTATCAAATCCCCCATATAAATCCTCCACTGGACCATTATAGGCCCATAGAGCGTTCGGATTACTCGTTCCCTCTTTCTTATCGTACTGAACTCCAGGAGACCATGTAGTCGGGTCCATATCCTGATTTTCGTACCGATCGAACCGAGCCTCCTGAGCACTCCCTGATAGATCGGACACATCTGGCACACCCATTGGAGTTACCGGGGGAGTCCATCTGGGTCCCACTACCTCGCCCATAGACCGCATGGCTTCCATCGCCTCACTAGTATCTGCCCAGGGGGACACTGGACCAGAAGGTGGTGGAGGAGTAGGAAGCCTCTGGATATGCTGTGCAACAAGAGCATCCAACCTGTCCTGTCGGGCAGCCGAAACTTCCTGAAAATTGGACAGCGGCTTCTGGGCAGGTTGTTTGTATCTCAGCGATGGGGGACCAAAAAATGGTGGAGGAGTCCCTCTGGGTCCCGCTGGACCAGGAGGTGGTGGAGGAAGCTCCGGTTGTCTATAATTATAGGTCGTTTTCTTGCGATTTATAGGCGTACGAAACGTCTGCCGACTCGTTACACCCCCGGTTCCAAATCTCGGATTCACTGTCATTATTTCCTCCTGCTCTGTAAATTTCTGCGCTCCATCTTTTCAATGTACTTAGACACAGGAGCCTCGCCGAACTCAGCAGCAAGCGAACCAAAATCAGCCTCTGTAAGTTCTTTGTACTTTGCTAACTGTGGGTCAATAGTAGCCCCCAGCATTGATCTCGTCTTGTCCATAGCGGGTTTTGCCTTCGATCGAGATAAAGCGAACGGATCCTTAGCCATTGGGCCCTCCTGAATTCACCATGTTGGGTAAATCATTCACAGCAGAGGCCAGCTGGTCCTGGAAGTTCTGTCCTGGAGGGGCCATCCCAGATTCCTGTGGTGTGGGCATACCCGTAGAGGATTGCAGTCCAACCGGCTGAGGAGGCTTAGGCCTCTCTCCTCCCGGCATGGGCTGAGGCCCACCCCCTCCCTGCGACTGCATCTGACGCAAAACAACCGCGGCTGCCTTGTTGCCCTCGGACGCTTCAGCCATCAACCGCTCGACCAAAGCATGCTCAACCACCAGAGGATGCTGCTCCATTGACTCCTGGATCTTTCGCTCCCGCTCATCATCTGGCTGATCAATCCCCAAATACTTCTCCATAATCGTAGAAGCACTGAGAATCCCAGCCATCTGTACTGCCATTGAATGCAGTCTTGCCTTCTCATTGGGAAACTCCGGCTTCAACTCACATAGCACAGAGTAATCCTCCAGCCCATCCACAAAGATCTGATCCACAAAACCCCTACCACGCATCTTTCCATAAGCCCGAATAACTGCACCGGTACCAAACGACGCTGACAGATCCAGAGCTTTCTTCGCCCACTTGGTCATCATCAGCTCGAAATGCTCCACTGGCTGCTCGAGGCGTATACGGTTCTGGTCACCTAACTGGGACAAGGCGAACCCTGAAACAGAACTTGGACCGGATCCAAACATCACATCAGAGAACCCAGACTGCTGAGCTCTTGCTCGCATGAAGTCAATGTGCTCCTGCACATCAGGAGCATTACCTCTCCAGACAGGAAACCCAATTTCCTCGCCAGGACCAATCTGGATCTTGTTCCCTATAGCGGGATCTACCTGAAGATTCCTATCAGACTTTACTACCAGAGGCATGGAAGAGTACACTGTGATCTGACGATTCCTGCGGTTGACTGCTTTCTCAAGCATCTCCACAGTAGACTCCAGAGGATCAATCACGGAATGTCCCCACTTATCAGCCTTTCGTCTGTCCACCGGCTTGAAGAATCCAATGGTGTAAGGGAGATCACTATACCCGGGCATCACCTGCAGTTCTTTGATAACCTCCCTCCCCGCAAAGATCACAGCATTCTTCACTACAGTCCTGCGCTTCCCTGTGATCTCATCAATCTCTACTGCCATACACCAGTAGTCCCAGAATTCCTCTTGCATCTCTACCTTACTATAATCATCATGATGTGCAAAAGAAGGGAACTTCACATTATACTCAGTCTCAACATCATAAACAGATCGCTTCTCAACCCGGAAGACATGCAACCACCGACCGGGCCCACCGGGTACTACGAAAATTGTGGTGGGGTCCATGGGCTGTACAACCAGAGGAGGTTCCTTGAATGCTCGCACCTCTTTCACTCCAGTTGGATTTGTCTCATCTGGATCAGGGATCTGAGCCGTACTCTCTAACTCCTCAGCCAGTACGGGATCCCACACCGAATAAATACAAGCACAACCGTCTCGCATGAAATCTCTCAGAAGCTCATACCGAATACTCACTTCCTGTCTCTCAGAGTTTATCTGTAGAACAGCAGCAAGGTACTTCTCTATCTGAGAAGAGTCTTTCTGCTCTGTCTGGGAAGGAGTCCAGCCTCGGGCTGACCACTTCAAGCCATTGGCCATCAGAATACCCACCCCAAGATCTACAATGTTCGTGTAGGTGGGATCGGCATATCGCTCCTCACTGGCAGCCGCGGGACCATCGTAATGATCCATGTCATATTTCCTACGACGACCTCGTATTTTTGAATGCCAGGGACTACTCTGGGCCACTGCCCTACGGTAATACCGGCTTACATTGACGATTGTCTCATTTCCACTTAGATTTATATTGGGTAACATATTAGGACCTCAACTGCTCTGGTAGTTTTAATTGGTTTAGATCTCGGATAGTTGGGATAGGACGCATCCTGGACACATCAGCGAACGGAACCCGAATGATCAGAGGAAGATTTGGATCTACGGTACTGACTGTGACAGCATGCCACAAGGACATAACCAAAGCAATGGCCGCATCAATCTTGAACTTTGCATGTTTGTTTTTGACTATACGAAATCCACGGGGTGTTTGCTTGGCCGGTGAATACTTTATATGATCCCTGAACTCCTCATCCTCATACACATCCATCCCCTGGGACTTCAATAGGTCGTAAAAGGTCTGAGTAGCCTTGGTCATATTCAACACAGTCTGAGGAAATTCCATGACACTCACACCCCGCTGACGCAGCGTAGTTGCTGATCGGTGGAACTGCACAGGATCATACACTACCGTCTGCACGTTCATCCGAGACCAGAGGTCTATAATATAAGCCTCTACTGTTGCCTCAATATCAAAGTTCTCATCAGGGCTCGGAGTCCATATACGGTGTCCTGCTATCCCTGGGCGACCTGTAAGCTTATCCACATAGGTTGCAACAACGGCACTGCAGTCATGCTTAGTACCGATATCAACTCCCAGAGTTATCGGGTACAGATACCTAGGATCTTCCTTCATGTAGGTTAGCTGACCCTTAAGAGTAGCAGCTCTATCCCAAATCTCAATAGGAATAAACGCCTCTGTACTTGATACCCACTGGTTACAATGCATTCTAAGATAGTCAGAGGGGCGAAGTGTGTGTAACTGATCCTCGTAATACTCTGGTGTCTGCCAGGGGAATCTAGGAATGTCATCCCACATAACAAACAAACGACCGATCTTACGACAAACAGGGTCCCCGTTTCTATTTACAATATCAGCTAACTCAGGAATGACCTCCCCACTAATCCACCCACGATCGTACAAATCCCAAAGAAGATTGGATTCATTCTCATACCCTGCGTATGTAGTCACCATACGAAACGCATTTGCAACCGTTGGGGGTGGTGTCATCTCTGCCCACATGCGCTGGGATCTTTCTGATTGGTAGCCCCACAATTCGTCCCACAAACTAAGAACATGCCGGGATCCTGCAGCAGAAGTAGCGTGATTGGCAATAGCCTGAATAAACGTACCATTCACCAGATCAATACGATTCTTGGGGGAATGGAATCCCCGCATCTCAAAATGGAATAACAGATCAGCGAACTGCCTTCCCTGTGCCTGATCGAGGTCGTTAGCAATAACAAAGATCTCATCATTGTCACCCTCCTCGGCAATCCAAGCAGCTACAGCAGAACCGATGGTCGACTTGCCCGATTTCTTTATAGTGGCCCAAACAAGAAGAGTGTATGGCAAATTACCCTCACTATCTAAAGTAAGGGTATGACCTAAGATTCTCCTCTGTTCCGGGGATAACTGTAACTTACCAGCCCCTGTCCACTTATGGAGAGAAAAATCCCAGACCTTCTTGACATAAAAACCATCTTCGTCAAACCAATCTAAGAAATTTCGCATCACTTATCCCCAAGGCATCGGGCGTTTCTTGGCAGGAATCCTACCTCCCGGTGAGGGCATCGGCAATCCACCCATAGGGGGTGGCGGCATTGAGCCCATCGGAGGGTCACCCGGCATCCCACCCATTGGAGGGCCGCCTGGCATGGGGGCACTTGGTCCCGGTGGTAGTCCCATGGCCGCGGCATCTTTACCAGAACCAATAGAGACAATGAAGCCTTGAGCTTCTTTCTCCGTACTAAACGGTTTGGGGTTCATCTTCTTCCCATCAGGATCGATGACGTAAAAGCCATCAGCCTCACGAATAACTTCAAGCATTGCAAACCTCCTAGGATTGTATATCTATACGCATAAGTATAGCAGATGTAGGAGTAAAACACAAGGCAAGACCACCGCCCCCATCTGGACGGTGGTCTTTACGGAATGAAAAGAAAGCAAATGATACCTATATCATAACATTAAGCCACAGCGATTACAAGCCCTCGTTTTGAGCACACCCATCACACAGCATACGATACCCCACAGGGAACCCTTCCTTCCTCAGACGGCGCATCAATCTCAGTCGATCGCCCTCAGCCGGGTAGATCCTCAATACCGCCCCATCCCCTCCAGGATCCCCGCAACTAGCACACACCGGTCCATACCTAACAAGCATCAATTGATTGAGCTCCTGAAGCTCTATAGAATACTTGGCCCGATCCCAGGCAGTCTTGTACTTCTGGGTGCACAACTTACACCACCCACCTGAAAACGCTGTTATATGCCGAGCTTCTTTACAACGAGGGCATATCTTTATATTAGACGAGGTCTTCTTCTTCGTTGGCATCCTTCCATCCTTCCAAAGTAATAACTACCTTACCATCTATATAATCCTGATCAAGTACAAAATCTGCCCTGGGCCTCAAGATTCCATCCACGGAATACAGATCACCATCCGGATGAGCCCATAAGGGTAATAACTCTACTCTCTCTCCAGGATCTCGATTCAGCTTAGCGATCTCAGCGATAAACTCCAAGGTCACTGCCTCTCGTGTTTCCAAGAATATAAACAAAAGAACAGGCCTATGGTGAGCCCTAAGAACATCACCCTGCTCCAACATTCAACACCTCCGAAATATCGATAACATCACCCGAATTCCTCTCATCCCAAGTACGTTTCACATACTCAGAACACACATAGAAATCAACCTGAGCAGGTGCCACTCTATCTGCCATGAATACCTCCATTGAGGGAAGCGAAACAAACAAATATCGAGGGATACTCCAAGAATCTAAGGGACCATCAAAGGACAACGCCCTCATGGCCAGGCACACACTGACATCAGCAGACTCAAACAACCTAAGCTCGAACACCTTCAAACTACCACTCGGGAGCACAGGCAGCGTATCCCACAAATCTACAATACGTAAATGCACCTGAGACCCCTCTGAAGTAGGCCATCTCCCATAGGAGAACTGAGCACTAAGATCGACAGCATCAACAACAATTACGTAACTATTCTGCAGTGCCAAACTTCTACCGAAGCCAGCCTGGGCTATAAGCTCCTGTTCCCGTTCGCTACCACCCCCCAGACGAACAGCACACAGTGATCTGTACTTACCCTCTACTACCCGTACGTCCACTCAAACCCCCTATCCGGACAAGCAGACTCTAACTGCATCTCAGTCAACCAAGTAGTGCCACTACGAGCTGGGCCACACACCAAAACTGGAAGGGCATTCTCACTCACGCTCTTCCTCCAATCGTAGAATGGTCGCCACAGCCGCATCCCTCCTAGCCCCAATTGGACTAAGCCCATGCACAAACTGCAGATGACTAGCATCCTCGCACACCCCACGAAGCAACTCAAACAAATCATCCCTAGTAAACGTGAACATTCTCTCCTCTTCAGGATCCATATGCCATTCCTTTCAATTGACTTTGTAACCTACTCTGATATAATAAACTAAACCAAACATTCTAAGGAGAATAATATGTCCAAGAACAACCCCGGCAAAAGATCAGATGATATTATCCTTGAAGACATTCTCAAGATCGATCCTGACTTCGACAGTGCGGGCTTCCTTCGATGGTCGGACACCCAACGGAAGAAGATGAAAATGACCCCAAGTACATTCGCTCGTACTGCACTTGCGTTATGTCAGACAGCCGCTGAGAAAGGGAATCCCTATCCATGGGAGTTACATCCCCAACAGGTCGAAGAGACATCAGAACTATTGCGCCCTGTAGCAGGGATACATGCCCCTCAGATCCTGACGGCTCGCATTTCATGTGATCCTGAGGAAAATCCGGAAGTGTTTGCCCTTTATAACGAGGCACTGACAGAAGACGAGGCTCAAGAAATCTTACGAGAATTACTTCAGGAGTCGGAAGACGAGAAAAGATTTCCATCCGACGATGAATCTGAATAGTATCCATAATATGACCTTTCAAGGCCCCGCAAGGGGCCTATTTCTTACGCAATGAAAAACAGATACAAATAAAAATAATGAACCCAGCCAAAAAAATGCACCGAGTGGGGATCATTCGGCTCGCAATCTCGACAATCGCTAACCCGATAAACTGGATCGCCCTGATCAAAATCATGACAAATGCTCCTGCCACAGAATATCCACCTTCTCAGCAATTGTAAGAGGGTTGATCACTTCATGCGGATACAACCGACTCAGTGAATAGGCGTTCAATTCTTCAACAGTCCCGTTGAAGTAATTCATATCAATACTCCGGGACTCCACTCCGTACCGACTACCGCTGCCCCGATCTGACCACTGCCAGAACTTCCAGGTATCCCATGGGTCAGCTACCGGCCTGGAGACAGGGGTCATAGCCCAAGGGTATTGAGCAGTCCACAGATCCAGCGATGTCAGATCATTTCCTGGGTTGACTAAATGGTGCTTCGCCATTGACCGGTTGATGTACAGGACAGGGGCGATCCCTGTCACTGTCCGGAAGTGCTGTACAAATTGGGAAACCCAAACAGTATTCCTGGATCTCGGATCTGGAACACCCCACACATTCTCACGATGCTCGTAGTCCAGCACAGGGGGAAGTGTACCCGGGTGATCATTCCACACCTCGGCAAAGTAATCAGCCTGATCCCTCCAAGAATACCTGTAGTCAGCAAAGAAATAAGGACCATATAAAAGTCCCGAGTCCTGTACCTTTATCCAGTTATGAACATAGTGGGAATCCAAAAACCCGTCATGGGGAGGGCGTTCGCCCTGCGCTGCCTTGATGAACACGAACTCCATCCCTCCCTGCTTAGCTTTCTCGAAATCAACCTCTCCAGCCCAATGTGACACATCAAATCCTATCGTCCTAGCCATACAACCTCCATTCCTTCATAAGTGTTCATGAACAATATCCATAGCCTTCACCGAGGACGCAGCCCTCTTCAGCTTACTCTGGATCCTATCGTACAGCTCCTCATCTGTGATCTCAAAGAAGGAAATCATCTGTTCCAACATAAAGAGCACATCAGCTATCTCCTCCACAACATTGGCCACCATAAGCGGATCATCTGGCTCCCGGATGTAATGAGAAAGCGCACTCGTGAGCTCCCCCATCTCTTCCATTGTAATAATCAACTGCAGGGATGGACCCACAGTCTCACGGGCCCACTCACTAAATTCCTTCACGCCTTCAGGCATTCTCCTCATCGTTTACTCCTTTCCTTCATTATAACTTATATCGGAAAGTGATACAAGAGGTACTTGCCATTCTGTTTCGGAAAGTGTATAATGAAGAAAGAACAATGAGAGGAGAGAGATGATTGAACCCAAACCAATTATTCACAACTGCACAAGCGACTCCGTACCCGACGTATGGCCCCCCCTGGAGCCCGTAACCACCTTCGCATGGGAAGTCAGATCACCAGCCAGAGAAAGGATACGATGCAGCTATTGCGGTCAATGGGCAGACATGTACACAACGTGCACCCACTGCAATGGCCCCATCCTACCAACAGACTAAAGGAGATAAACAATGCCATTTATTATATTCGGAACAGTTGTTCTAGTATTTCTAACAATCACCTGGCTCTTTCCAGGGCTGGCTGGAGGATAGATGGAAAGAAATGAAATACCCAATTATATGAAGGAACTGAGGGCCTCCAGGGGATGGACCCTGACGGAGCTCTCAGAAAAAACGGGAATATCTCCCAGCTTTCTAGGAGACATAGAACGAGGATACGGCACACCATCCATCAGAACGCTGGTCATCCTGCTGAAATTCTATGGCGTTTCGATCACGCTGGGGGCAGACACCCCACCCACCCAAAGAACACTACCCACGGAAAGGAAGAAATCAATGATCCGCAAAATACTCAAACAAATCAGGACCCTCTTTGTACGAAAAGAAATGTTCCAAGTAGTTTGGATCAAAGACAAAGAGTGTATCACAGTGAAGAACCGAACAGGAACTGTCATTCGCAAAGTACGTCCCACCAAAGAGTTCGGAGAATTGTTCAAGAAGCACCGCACCGTCAGGTTGTACATGCAGGGGAGACTCACAAAACAAAATCACCTCAAGCTGTATGAGCGATCGGCCACCACGGAAGCCTGGAAATGATTGAACCGAGAATAGTCGCCATCTGTGTCACGTGCTTCCTTCTGGGGTATCTGGCAGCGAAGCTGGAAGAAGTCATCAATGCCAAGACCGAAGACTAGATGCCCCTCATGTGGAAATCTCTCCAGCAGGGATGACTGCCCGTATTGTGGAGACACCCTGTATAAGGAAGGGTGGAACATCCCCTGGCTGGAGAGCCGTAATGGATCTGTACAACAGAAACCAAGACCCAACAACAGAGTGAAGGCTGAACCATCGGAAGGTAATCATGACTAAACTGTTTATAAGCAAAGACCAAGAGTCCTATTGGCTACACATTTACTCGGAGAAACGCCCACACTTCAATCTGATCTGCATCAGGGACATCGACCCCAACCAGTCGAAGACCATGGCCACCCAGGCACTAGAAGAAACAATTCGAGATCAGGAGAATAACATCATTATGAAGATCATTGGCAGACTGTATGGATGGCTCCGGTGGAGGAACCTCCCTCACTGGAAACAACAGACACATAAAATGAAGAAGACCAGAAACCCCTGGGCAGACAAGCTCAGGAACTTGGGGAGAAAGTGAATGGACGAAGAAGAAATCGATTTCGGAATTGAACTAGGAACCCTGCAGCTTCTCAAATCTCAGAGGAAGCAGATCGAGGACCTCAAAATAGAACTGGCTGATCGGGATGGTCTCCTGTACGTCCTGAAGAGGTGTGACACCTGCATGAACTACATCGCTGTTGCTGGTGAAGAGTTCTGTGACAAACAACTCTCCATGCATGTACCGGGGTGTGAAGGGTGGGAATGTAAATGACGGACCCTAGAATCAAGTTGGACAGACAACAAGCAGCAGAGATCCGCAGATTGTATTCAACCGGCCTCCACACCCAGCTGGAGCTCAGCAAACAATTCAGGGTCAGCCGATCGCTGATCAGCTACATTGTAAACGTAAAGAGATGGAGAGGATTATGACCTGCTCAGACTGTGGTGCAAGTATGACATTCGTCCCCCACTACGAAACGACACTAAGTGGAGCATTGATTGAAGATTCTGATCAGAGCTATTGGTATTGCCCAAGGTGTGGTCGGTGGGAATCAGCCTAACAGGAGGTGAAGGATAAATAAGAAAGGAAGGAATGACGATGAGTGACGCACATTTATTTGATGAAAATGATGAACGATGGAACGGCTACAAAATAGAAATCGACCAGTTGTCCGAGAAAATCGGACGGCTATTATCCGAAAACGCCACCCTCCTCGCAAAAGTCGCTGAGTTGGAAAAGGCGCAGGAGTGGATTAGTGTTTCGGAGCGGTTGCCGGATAAAAAACGACTTGTAAAAGTCTTGCTACCAGATGGGACAGAGACCCGCGGCTATGCCCTTGTGTGCAAATTAGACGGTGGGTTA